AAACGGCCACGGACATCCTCTGCGCTGCTTTTTGGGCAATCGTCGGGGCGATGGCCGTTGTGGGCTTGGCAAGGCTCTTTCTGGGGAGGCGTTGGTAATGAGAACATTGAGAGAGCGCGATGCGCTGCTTGAAGAATTGTGGAAGCGGTTCGGGGATGTCCCTATGGACCCCTCCACCGAAACGATGGAGGCCCCGTTTCTGGATTTCCCGGCAGGAACCAGCCGCGTTGACATCTGGCGCTGGTTTGATGAACGGCATAGCAAGGGCATTGCCTACTTGCTTTACAACGAGGATGCCTCTAACGCGGCAAGCATCACGAGCCTGCTGCACTGCCAGAAGCTCTGCACGGAATGCGACTCCGAAACCTGCGTGTTTAACCCGCAGGGCATCTGCATGGCTCCGTTCCTGACCGGGAGGAAGCCGGGCGTCCACGACGATGGCTGCACCGATTACTGCCCGAAACCGCTGGATGGCTGTGAGCCGGTCCGCTCCTACTCCGAATATGAGCTTCGGAGCTATGAGGAGGACGTGCGGGAATATATCTCACAGTTCACCGATGAGGAGCTTATGGAAGCCTATGAGCTTGACCGAACGACGCTCAATGCGCTCGCCCCGCGTGCGGCGGTCTTGATGCGGAAGTATATCGACAATGACGATAGCTGGACGTACCACCGTGATTATGCCATCTCGGAGGCCGTCAGCGAGTATAAGGAGGACAAAAACAATGCCTGAGAAAATGATGCCCTATGCGCTGCGGATGACGCTGGCAGTGCTTGCAAATAAGCCCGATGATGCCCGCAGTATTTCTGCTGAGTGCGTCACCGCGATGACCAAAGAGCTGATGGGCGTTGTAAGCCGGTATGACCTGATGGACTTCCCGTTCATGGTCGCTGCCCTGCAGCTCACCGCGACCTCGCTGGAGTCCCTGCTGGACGAGCATGGCAAGGGGATTGCTGACGGCATCGTCGCCAACACCACCTGCATCACCATTGATGCTTCCGAGCTGAAGCGTCAGGCAAAGGAGGAGTAAGAGTATGGAAATCAAGCGCGGCGACATTTGGTATGTGAGAAAGGACAACTACACCGGCTGTGAGCAGGCGGCAGGCCGCCCGGCAATCATCGTCTCTAACGAGAAGAACAACGCCAGTTCAGAGACGGTAGAGGTCGTATACCTGACCACCCAACCGAAGAAAGACCTGCCGACGCACGTTCTCATCCGCAGCTCTGAACGTGAAAGCACTGCCCTCTGTGAGCAGATTACGACCGTATCGGTTGACCGCCTGTTGGGCTACAAGGGCCACCACCTGACCCCGGCAGAGATGACCAACGTGGAGGTTGCAATGCTGATCTCGCTGGAGCTGGAAGTTGGAAAGCCCGTAGAGAAAATCGTGGAGGTCACGAAAGAAGTTCCGGTCATCCGGGATGTCAAGGTGTCTACGCCGGCGTCAAATCCGAACATGGCTGCGGAGCTGGCCGCAGCGAAAGCCAAGTGTGAAATGCTCCAGACCATGTACGAGAGCCTGCTGAATCGGGTTCTGGCTGGAAAGGCAGGCTGATGGTATGCGAGCATCTGATATGGTACGCGCAGCCCTTGCTGGAGCAGGGAAGACCCAGAAAGAGTTGGCCGAACACATGGGCTGGACCCCGCAGAACCTCAGCGGGCGGCTGAAGAACAATTCGCTCACCTTCGATGAGCTGTCAAAGGCTCTGCATTTTGCTGGTTATGAGGTCTCCATGAGTGATGCCAACGGTGCGGGCCTCCCGGAACTGGGCAACAGCACAAGCCCTGCTGTGGCGCAGACAGTAGACGGCGTTCGATATGACACCCGCAAGGCCGAATCGCTCTGCTCGAATAAGGCTGCGATGTTCGAGGACTTCTATGTGGAGCTGTTCGAGGATGCCGCTGGGAACTACTTCACCGTCCTCTACCAGCTTTCTGGATGCCAGCATCATACCATCACCCCGGTCAGCCCCTACATTGCCAAGCAGTTCTGGGAAAGGTTCAGACGTAAAGTAGGGTAAGCCTCCATAAAGTATCTTCGGAATACCGTAAAATTTTTTGTGAAAACTTCAGCATACGTTTGACTTACCAGAACGGTAAGTTAGAATGAAGATACAGAAAACAACTTACCAAATCACGGAGGATTTAGAAATGCTGAAGGTGAAAGAATACAGCAGCTTCGAGGCTTTCGAGCAGGACGAACACCGGCAGGACGTCGATCTGGTTGCCATCGTGAACAAGCCGAACGGCATGGTTTGCGCCGACCTCATCACCGACTGCAAGATGTGGCAGACCGCGGTCAACCGCTTCTTCAAGGCTCTGGCCGGGGATGAGCGCTTTGATGGCTGGCAGGAAACCATCACGGAGTGCATCAAGGAAGGCTTCTGGCAGGACAAGGCGCTGACCGATGGCAAGTACACCGGCGGCTACTTCTGGGAGGTTGAAGACCTCGATGGCCGGTTCTACATCTGCCTGAATGTTGTCAGAAAGGAGGTTGCCTGATATGACGGTTCTGGACCACATGAAAGCCGCCGGGTATGACCCGAACGCGGCACGCAATGCGGATGATCTGCGGCGTATGGGAGCCGGTACGATGGAATGCGAGAGCATCCAGCTCCGCACGTTCCGCTGCCGCCCCTACCAGTACGAGGGCGAGATGTTGGCCGTAGAGGCCACCGCAATGGTTCCCTTTACGGATGGTACGCAGCGGCCCTACCCGGACGGATGGCCGAGCAGCATCAAGGCAAGCGCAATGGCTTTTTTCAGGATTAAGGAGGATGAGTGATATGGCAAAGCGGATGATGAAGCTCACCGCTGAGGAAGTCCGGGCGAACATCCCGTACGACCTCATCTGCATGGTTCGCTACGGCTGCACTTGGAGCAGCGGTCGCCGCCGCAGGGCATGGCTGGCCGACTTCAGCGAATCGGAGCGGGAGGCCGCAGGGCGGCTGTTCCGCATGGCTCACAACTGGACGGTCGGCCGGGGCGTTCCCGATACCGTGCAGATGAGCCGGAAGACGTTCCACCTGTGGCAGAAGCTCGGCGACTTCTGCGCGTCCATCTGAAAGGGGAAGCATCCGCATGGAGAACGACGCTACTAAAACCATTCTTCCATCGAAGGAAGCACTCAACGAGTTCTTGAAGGCACACAAGTACAAGTCTTTCCCGACTGCCGTTGAGGCGGCACGGAACGGCAAGAAACTTGTCTTCATCTTTCTCGACTGGGAATCTTACGGCGACCGCAGCTACTACTACTGCAAGGAAGATGATACCGTTTACTCCGACTACCTCAGTATCGGAGATTAAGGAGGAATTTGCTATGACCGTTGAGTATCGCACCATCCGTGACGCTGCTGAAGCGTGGGTCCGCGAAATGAATGCCGTCCCACAGGGGATGATTGAGAAGCTGATGGGCATGAACACCGATGACTGGACCGAAATCACCAAGCCTGCTGCCGGTGACACCGTATACGTTTATGATCTGCCCGATGAGGTTGACAGCCTTGAGCATTGCGGCACCATCAAGAGCTATAACGAGGAGAGCGACCTGTACTGCATCGAGCTGTATGATGGCAAGCTCGTTTCCGCCGAGGAAGATGACTTTGATGTTGAACGGGACGACGTTCTTCCGATGTGGGGAACGATGTGGTCGTTTGGCGACAACATTGATGATTGGTGGCTTGAGGAAAATGGCGGTCTTCGAGCCATGTCTGACTGCGGCTTCCGCGTCTATCAGTCTGACGAGTTCGGCTACTTCTTCGGCATTGACGGTGCCGGGTACGACTTCTATGAGGAACACTGGATGCCGCTGTACAAAGCTCGCGGCCTGCACTGGCATGACCCGCAGGCCGAGGAAGACTACCAGATGCACGTTGTCAAAGGCTACACCAAGCGCCAGCTCGGCAGCAAGGAAGTCTGGTGCGACAAGAACGGCGTTGCCGTGAAGGAGGTCGGTTTCAGTGTTTAAGATTCGTGGGAAGTACCCCGGCCAGCCGTGGGAGGACATCGACGAGTTCGACACCCGGCCCGAAGCTCTGAAGATGCTTGCCGAGTACCGCATGGCCTATGGGCCGGGATGGCGGTTCACCATCAAAAAGGCGGTGGCAAAATGAGCAGATATGAGCAGCTTTCCATGTTCACCATGAACGTGGAGCAGGTAACCGCCACCTGCTGTATGGATGGATGCCCGGCACGGGCCAGTCCGGTGGAGCCGTGGATGGCGGCGCTCATCCCAGCCGGAGAATATGTGGTGCAGATTGCTGGGCATCCGCTGGTTCTGCGGCCCATGCCCGGCAGACAGGCCGACATCCAGCGTGGGCATGAATACTACCACTACATGATCGGCGGGCGGCTTTATGCCGGCACATTCGTTGGGAGGGATTCTGGATGATGGACAAGATCGTGGTCACAGCGGCGGACATCGAAAAGCTCCTTGCATGGCGGGATGAGCACAACGATCTGGTTCGTTCGATGCCGGTTCCCCTGCGAGAAGTGGAAATCCAGATTGTCGAGAGCGGCATCTCCATCAAGTGCTTCCGCTCTGACAAGAAGCTGAAGCTCTACCTCGACAGCCCGGCCCGGAAGCTCGGCCACGTTGTCTTCGCTCCGCTGGGCAACGGCTTGTGGAAGAAGAAAGTGAGTACGCTCCCTGCGGACTGCAACCCCGCCGAAACTGAACAGGGCGCTTTGACCGTGTATGGCTCCCTGATGGCGCTGATGACGTATGGAGCGGGCAGCATCCGTGGTGACGTGGCTACCACAACCTCGAAGGCTCCTGCTGGACGCAAAAGCCCTACAAAGCCGCACACCGTCAGCACCACATACATCATTCACTCGGTCGGAAAACAGCTTACAGTGGTTCCTAGAGGCCACCATGCAAGCCCGGCCTGCTCCTTTACCGTGAGAGGCCACTTCCGCCACTACAAGAGCGGCAAGACGGTTTGGATTGCAGAGTACCGCAAGGGGACTGGCCGCAGCCGGGGAAAGACCTACAAGATTGGAGGTGATCTGGATGGCCGAGAAGTCCGAATGGCAGTTCCTCGTCGATTACGTCAAGGATGACACGACAGATTTTCGCAACTCCACCTGTCGCAGTCAGCTCATAGCCCTGTGGACCGCGTACTGTATGCACAACGACCTGTGCGTTGATACGAAGATGTACGATGCAACGCTTTTTGATTTGTGGCTTGCCGTTTCACTTGAGCGGCGGCGTGCCTTGCAAATCTTCCGCTTCAGCGAGTTCGATAGTTGGATGAGCCAGTGGCTCGTATAAGAAAGGAGTTTTTATATGCTTATGTTTTCAAAAAATGTTCCTTATATTGCTCAGGCCGGGCTGCTCCTCTCGCTTGGCGCCGACAGTCACGCAAAGAAACTCATCAATGACGCGCTTGCCGAAATGACCGACGGCATTTGCGAATTTGCACAGGGCTATATGCGTGCTGATTTGCAGCTTGTTGTTGCAGCTCTGAAGGCCACAGTTGACGCGCTGGAAGCAGTTCTCAATGACGATGATAAAGCCTTCGCCGATGATGTGTACCATGGCATGAATATTGCATCTATCGACGTTTCCGCATTTGTGAGTCAGGCAAAGGAAGGTGATAGAAATGACCAATGAACGTGCAGCCGAAATCCTCAACCCCACCCATTATGAAGACTACGACAGCCTCGAAACCGTGCAGGAAGCCTGCCGGATGGGCATGGTGGCCCTGAAGATGCAGATTCCTGAAGTGCCGCTGGTTCCCGGCGCTATTTTTGACTTCACCTGCCCGCACTGCGGGAGCAGGGACTACCTGAAGAACGAGGACGGCAACCGTAACAAGTTCTGCGGCCAGTGCGGAAAAGCGCTGAACTGGGAGGAGGTTTAAGCCATGAAGAACGATGCCGTATTCAATCTTCTGCCGGAAGAAGAACTGCTTGCCCAGCTTGCAGAGGAGTGTTCCGAAGCTGCCAAAGCGGCCCTGAAACTCCGCCGCGCCCGTGACGGCGTGAACCCCACGCCGGTTTCCGAGGAGGAAGCCTTCAGCAACCTCGTTGAGGAGCTTGCCGACATCTACCTTTGCTCCATCGTACTGTTCGGCGGTGAGCTGGACGATGACGACCCCTGCAATATGTGTGATGATGTTGGGGACAACATGGTCGAAATCATGGAGCAGAAGCTCGCACGTTGGAAGTACCGCTTGATGAAGAAGGAGGCCCCCAATGGCCCTGAAGAATAAAGCAGTCCTCATCAGCATTCGGCCGGGATGGTGCGGCCAAATCGCCGCAGGTAAAAAGACGGTCGAAATCCGCAGGAATGTACCGAGTCTCGATTTCCCGTTTCGATGCTATATTTACTGCACGCAGGCAACCCCGCTGCTTGCGTGGCAGGAACGATGGTCGCCTGACAAAAAAGCATTCCGTAAGGAAGTCTGGCCTGTTCATGGATGCGGGCGGGAAAGAGCCGAAAACCTCTTTGAATTGCTCAATGGAAAAGTCATCGGCACATTCGTCTGCGATAAAATCGACAGACTGGCCCATGTTGGTACGATGGGGAGCAATGAGCCTGCTAAACTGTACATTGAAACTCCCGATTTGCAGTACAAATACCCTGACGAACTGCTTCGGGCAGCTTGCCTGAGCGAAGCTGACGTCGAAGGGTATCTTAAAGGCGGCGATGGCTTTGGCTGGCATATCTCAGACCTGAAGATTTATGACCAGCCCAAGTCCTTGTCCGGCTTTTCCAGGCATGACTTTCGTGGCATGAACGGAACCGATGTCTGTGGGAATGAGAGCTGCGAGCATTATCAGCCGTCTGGAAGCTATATGCTCCCGCCGACCTGCGCAATCAATGGCTGCTGTTTGAGCAAGCCGCCCCAGAGCTGGTGCTACGTTGCTGAGGCAGAGGAGGACGACGCCTTATGAGTAAGAAACGGTATCTTGAAGCTGAGATGCTGAAAGAGTTCCTGCGCATGGGCATGAAGGTAGGCCATATCCACACATTACGGGATGTGGAGAACTATATCGACACCCAGCCAGAAGCTACCCCGCAGGAAGTGGCCGGTCAATGCTGGAGAAATTCCAAGTATGACCCGCCGACAGAAGCGGATGCTGACAGACGCGGAAGAATCATTGTTTGGGGAGCCGCGGCCAAGCACGTTGACATCACATATTGGGAGAATGCAATTTTTCACCCTGTGGACGTTCCGTTCTGGATGCCGATGCCTGTAGCGCCGGAGGAAAAAGCAGAATGACATGTAAAGAAATGTTTGACCTCAGCATTGCAAGTGATGGATTTCGTGATGCGGTCAGAAAAGCGCTGTTTGAATGCTCCAAATTTCCGCCCTGCACCGAGCGAATGATCGTTGAGGGAAGACTGGCTGAAGCGCTGTATTTTTCAGAGCGGATGATGGAAAAAACGTACAAAGACCTTGAAACGGAGGGAAAAACTAATGTGGGCTGAAATGTCTGATGCAGCCAAGTGGCTGGCAGTTGGAGCTGCGATTGTCGCGGCCATTATCGTAACTGGGCAGACGTACCCGTTGTGGTTCTTTCTGATTCCGATGATCTGCTGATGAGGAGGTGCCGACCGTGGAACTGAAGAACAGCGAGCATTACAACGACCCGACGCCGTATGAGGCACACAAGAACATCCGCAAGGAGGAACAGCTTGAAGCGGCCCGAATGCGCACCATCAGCGCATTGGTCAGCGCATTGAAGCAGGTGGCCGATCTCGCCGGGTTCGAGATCGTGGGCCGGGTTGTTCTTATGGACAAGGATTCCGGGAGGATTTTCAGATGAGTACCCCAAAGTGCGAGATGTGCGGACGGGACATACCGAACGCCAAGAACCGCCAGAAGTTCTGCCCTGACTGCGTAAAGAAACGTCAGGCCGCGCAATCCCACAAGTCTTATCTCAAGCACCGCGAGTATTATCTGGAACGCAGCCTTGCTCAAGCTGAACGTCGGAAGCAGGAAGCGCTGGAGGAAAGGATGCTGGAGGAACTTTTGCTCGCAAAAAGACCGGAACCGAAGTACAGCATCACTCAGGTGGTCAAAAAGGCCAAAGACCTCGGCATCAGTTACGGCTGGTGTTCGTATCTGCTTTCGGTCGGAAAAGTCTGTATGGAATGAAAGGAGAGAGCTTATATGACGCTGATTACGAAGTCCGAAGAATTGATGGCCGTTTCCGTCCGGCAGGGTGTTGAGCTTGCCGCCATTGAGGCCAAAGTGCTGCTGGGCTATCTGGAGGGGCATGACTACAGCCTGATGATGGATGACAAGTTCCATCTCGCCCTGCATGACAATCAGGACGGCGAGAATGCCGACAACGATCAGCCGTACACCATCCGCGACTGCATCGACTTCTGTCAGGAGATGAACAGCGAGCTTCTTCTGGAGGAAGCGGGGAAAGAAGGCGGCGACCCGGACTATTTCAGCGAGCTTCAGAAGGATGAGCTGATTCTTGACAGAATGATGGAACGTGCAAAGGTAGCGCTTCCGCCCCGGACCAGAACCTACGATGTTGTCATCGTCGAATACCTGAAGAAGGTCGTACCCGTCGAAGCGGCGAGCTGGGAGGAGGCCAAGATGCTGGCTAAGGATGCGTGGGACAACGGGACCTACGTCCTGAGCGCAGATAACTTCGCCGGGGTGGATTTTTCGCTACGGACATAA